ATCGAAGAAGCGGATGTTCCACCCAGTGATTACATCTGGATAGTCTTTTTGCCAATACTTCAAAAATTTAATTAGTAATTCCTCTTCGGAATCACATTTATGATACTGGATAAGCAAATGTTTATGGGGCGATTGTTCTACGTCATACTCGCCACACGCCCAGACGTGGTAAACATTAGACCGGCTGGATTTAATTGTAATAGCAGTAATAGGATGAAGTGCTTCTTCAGGTGTGGGGAAACCATCTTCGGAGTGAACCTCGATATCAATATTGACCACATTGATCTGGGACTCGTCAAACTTTATTTCGTCTGGAAACTTTTCTGCAATAAACTGCATCACCGCACGATCCATACCACAGTACGGCTTACTGCCAGGAACCTCGTGCTGCTTTACATATTCACGTAAATCTTTAGGGGAGTTAAGAATCTTTTCTTTTACATTGTGTCCGTGAATAGACTTCCATCCGGTTTCTTCTTCACAGTATTCGAACATGGTTGGTTCAAAATTATATTTGTGGCTGACTGGTTTACCACTATCATTGTAGCCACGATATACGACGCGATTCATATACGTGTCGACTGATGTATAAAAACTCATGCATTTCTCCTATTGATCGGAGTATTATAATATAAAAAAAGGGATTTGAAAACCCCTAGTATAAATAAAGTTCGTCGATTTCTTCGTCATCGAGGAAGTGACATTCTGATAGATATTCGCGAATATTTTCAGTAGATCCTGAAAGGGTCATACAGGGATTACCTCCACCTGGACCAATGGCGATGAATGATTCGATTTTCAGATTGTATTTTTCGAGGGCCTCTAGGTAATCACCAAGTGGACAGTCGTGTGCGATATCAATTTCGAATGTTTTTGTCATAGGTATCTCCTTTGTTTGTGATACCTTTATATCGTAAAAAAAGGGAGCTGTAAACCCCCTTTTTTCATTTTATTTGAATTATTTTTTCTCTGAAACGAAGCTATACATTTCTTTAGCTTTGGACATTAGCTCATCCATAGAATACATTTTATTGGCTTCTTGCCATTGCTCCATAGTGACCTTACCGGCCTCAAACATTTTCTCAGCGAACTCGCGATTCATATGATATTGTTGATCCATGTAATCTTTTGCAAGTTGTAGCATTTCAGAACGAATCTCAAAGGGGTTTTTATTTGCCATAGTATTACTCATTTTATTACCTTTGCCATAGCTTCACCAGCTGCATTTGCAAATGCGTTGGTTTGTTTCATAGCATTTTTTGTAAATTCCGTTTGAACCTTAATGAACTCGTATAGTGGCTCACTCATTGATTCATCTTTAACCCAAGTATCAACCCAAGTCTTTTTTGCATTTTGGATTGCATCAATCCATACGTTTGTAAGATAGTCTGTTGAGAACATTTTTCTCTCCTGTGTCTGTGTTGTGATCGAAGGGGCCATTACAGCCCCTTTGCTAAGATTCTTCTATTAGCCTTTCAGCTTTGCAATCTGCATCATACAATTTTTTGCTAGGTCATGTTGACCTTGACTTGCAAAATGAGTAGCTGCTCTGCTATATCCAACAACTTCAGTCCATCTTAAAAATCCGGCCCAAAGTTTTTGGAAGTATGAACGATGATCGATAGTGACTGTATCTACTAAAAAAGCCATTAGACAAATCCTTTTAAGTTAGGGTTAAAAGGAGAGATAAGATGTGATTGTTTCATATCTACATCCTGTCTAGCTATAGAATAGATATCGCCTCTTGCAATACCAATATCATTCAATTCTGCATCAGTTAGCTTACGCAATTCATGTTCTGTTTGTCTGATTGCTTTAGCCATTTGATAGTTATTAATTAGCTTCTTGAAGAAGTTGTTTAGTGTCTGTGTCATTTGTTAGTTCCTCGTAATGACCAATTTCGATTTTACGAGGACGCATTTCTTCTGGGACTTCATATTTCAAATCAATTGACAATACACCGTCTTTAAGATCTGCTCCATGCACTTTTACGTGCTCAGACAGCCTGAAGGTGCGTTTGAACTTCTTAGTGGAAATACCACGGTGAATGTACTCGCGACCTTTTGATTCATGTTCCCCCATCACAGTCAAGGTACGATCCTTGAACTCAATATTTAATTCATCTTTGTTAAATCCAGCCACAGCCAATTCAATAAGATATTCGGTTTCACCGGTCTTAAGAATATTGTGGGGTGGATAGTGGTCTTGAGCATGTTTTGCAGTAAACTCAAGTTCATTAAATAAATGGTCAAACCCAACAAAAGATGAACGTGGGAATAGTGTTTGTAAGCCTGTCATAGTTATCTCCTTTTTACAAGCAAGAAAGTTATTGAGCCGGTCTTCCGCACTCAACATTATTTATCATATCATAGTTATTACTTTACGTAAACCCTGCTATTACTTATTACCAATATTATATTTGGGACATAATTCCCATTGGTCTTTCTCTTTATAAGGCAGGATCTTAATTAGTCGTAATGGTGCGCAATCTAGATTTACAGCTCCTTGGATCTCTACTAGACCCCAGTCACTCATTAGTGTGGCAATTGTATTACGACGTTGAATATCCGATAGCTCTAGATTGGCCTTTTTACCATCCAACATAAACAGTTCTTTAAAGTGTACTATAAAATAGCGACCTTGTTTATGTAGGATGTGACATGATTGAAATAGCTTTTTATCTTTACGTGAAGCCACGCCAATCCGTGTAAGTGTTTCGCGAACCTTTAGAAAGTCATCTGGTTCGTTTAAGGTTACTTCCAACATATCTGTTGGAGCCCATTGAATAAAATTATCTTCTTCCACCTTTATTCACCTTCTGTTTTATTATAGTTATTTGTTCAGGTGATAGGAGGGGAAGGACTTGTTTAGCTTTTTCATTACTATACCCATAATATTCTTTAACCACCTCAATATCACTCTCAGTTTCTGGTTTATTCCATTTCGAAAATCGTTTACGCTTTCTGATGGTATTTATAAGAAAATGATATTGAAGCTTTTTATCAAGATGATGATACTGATTCATGATGTTAGCAAGTTGAATCGTATCGTAGAAATAGCTTAAGGACCGGTTGATCGTAAAGCTATTGTAACCTTTCTCAGTTATATCGTCAACCATAATATCTTTCTTGGTATGGCTGACACTATTTACATAATCAAATGGATTCATTATATACCTTGTTCAATCCCGCTGTCTTGCCATGCCCATTCAAGTGATTCGGATATCAGTTTTGATAGCTCGTCAGCAGTGTAGTCTTGAGTGTTAGTCTTTTTATTAATGTGTTTATCATTCACATATAATTGTGGAACCGTCTTATGGCCTCTTTCTTTTACAAACTCTAAAGCCTTAGCATTTTCCTTAATATTAATAGTAACATACGTATAACCAGTTTTATCTAGCATACCTTTCATAATATCGCAGAACGGGCAAGCCGGCTGAGTGTAAAGAATAATGCTCATATGTTTCTCCTATTGTAATAGACCAATTAAAAAGCTATGAAGCAGCTTAAACATAGCGGCATTATCATACACCAATAGCCATAATACAATTATACCAAATACTAATCTCATTTGAAATCCACCTGTGCCATTATCTCAGTTAAGCATGCAACTGTATTTAGCTCTTTATCAGCAACGAAAGCATCCTTATATTGATAATCAGCAAGAATTAATACCAGCTGTGGAATACTTTTACCTTCAATATATTCAAAGGCTGTGTCATATAGCTTACGGAATATGGCAGAAGTATCTACGTCCATATTATTCGTAACCCACTGACGCATCTTTTTAAAGTCTTTGCCTTTAAGGTGCTGTATTAGAGTAGTAACATTAGAGTTATTATTACTAGAAACATCAGCACTAATTGCTCCGGTGACGGCCCGTCGTTGCGCTTCATTAAGTGTTCGTCTCCAATCAGGTGCATACTTAGAAACCATATCAGCCACTGCTTGCGGGGTATGTTCTACGCCTTCGCCTTCTAGTACTTGCATTAGACGCTTAAAGAACTGTGATGCCACTTCCGGCATATCTTTCTTAGCCGTATTGAATTCATACACACCGCATCGAGAGTGTAGTGGTTCAATGATACGATTCTTGAAATTACAAGTTAGAATAAATCGACAATTGTCTGAGAACTCTTCGATGAACCCACGAAGAGCTGGTTGGGTGGATTGTGGATTAAGGTAATCGGCTTCGTCTAGAATGACTACCTTATATCCACCTTGTAGTGATACAGTACTGGCAAACTGTTTAATCTTACCACGTAATGTATCGATGTTACCCTCTTCCGATCCATTGATCAGAATATAATCCAACCCAAGCTCATTACACATTGCCTTTGCCACGGTAGTCTTACCAAGACCAGGAGTACCGGAGAAGATCATGTTCTGGATCTCACCAGTCTCTACCATTTTTTGGAATGTATCTTTTAGAGCTTTGGGAAGGATTGTTTCGGATATTGTTTTAGGTCTGTACTTTTCACACCAAAGAAAATCTTTGCTCATAATATTATAATATCCTAAATTATTCTTGTGTTGCTGCTAAATCCTGTTGGAATGTTTCACACATTTGAATAAGCTGCACACATTGATCACGAAGTTGTCCAAGAGTAGAAAGCTCTTCGCCTTTTACTGCGCCACGTTGGACCATAGTATCAACCACAGCAACTGATGAACGACACACACGGTTTGCTAGGTCATATACTGGTGCGTGCGATTCTAGATCCAGTTGTTTATCATCACTCATTTTATTCTCCATATTTTGATGACTTTTCCAAAGCTACCCAGTAAGTCAGATTACCATCCTTACCTGAGAATTCGGAAATAAGTTCGTTTGATATTTTAACCTGATAATCACTATTGATCATCTTGAGGTTACTAATATTTATAATGAATTTAAAGCTTTCTGATTTATATCCTCCATCCACTAATACAGAATAACTATTAGAAGTTGCATTCTCGAGATCTACAACCGAGATCTTAATAGCACCACCATCAGGTTCAACAACCATATGATCGTGTCCAAATGCTGCAGCTGATTGCTTGAGTGCAGCAAGTGTTTGTTGTGGTAGATCAAACCATACGTCCTCACTAGGTAGGACGATTGATTTCAAAGGTGTGGTAAGCATCTCTGGATCAGAGTAATAATACGTAACCATTGCCCGACCAGCATTACCACCAATGTTCATAAAGTTTTCTTTAAACATTACATTCGGTGTATCTACTAAGTTAATGACACGCAAGAACTCTGAAAGGTCGTAGATACCGACTTGCGTATTAAATTGTTCAGGTACTACCGCTTCCGCCAAAACGTTTCTGGCCTCAGACATGGTAGTGATCTTATTTCCAGGCTTGATAACAATGTTACCATTGATCTGGGAGAAGTTCGATAGCACCTTGATTGTTTCAGCACTTATTTCCATTATTTAATCCTACTAAAGTTTTTCTCTTTTGTAAACTCCAAACGGTTGGCAAATTTACCGTCTAGCATTTCACCCTTGTGACTGATAATGAATACGTTTGTATCATCATCCAGCGTGTGTACGATCTTCATTAGATTGTCTATGCCTTCATAGTCCAATGACGAATCGAACGTTTCATCTAGTATCAACAGATTAGTCGATACCGAGTTTTTCATCTTAGCGATCTGTCTCCAAGTAAATAAAAGGGATAGGTCGATCCGCTGCTTTTCACCCTCAGAGAAAGAATCGTATGAGAATGAATCACGGTGGCGCGACCTAATAGTCTCGGAGAATGATTCGTCTAAGTTGAAATGAATAAAGAAATCTAGTATCTGTAAGTAGCGATTAATAAACTGATTGATCACTGGCAAGTATTGCTTAATGATCTTGGTTTTGATACCAGTATCCTTTAACATTTCTAATATAACTGTATTATACGACAAAGTTTCGTTTATGTACATCCTATTTTCAAATAAATCTGCTTTTTCTTGCTTTAAATTATCTAGGTCTGCACTGGCTTTGGCTACATCACCATCATTGCCGCGTATTTTTGATATGGCAGCGGTGAGAGTGTTAATCTGTCCTTGCAACCGTACGATTTCTCGACTGTTGCCAGATATAAGTGCGGTTTTGGTTCGGATCTCATTTGAGGTGTCGTTAAGCCGTTCAAGAGTTGATTCCACAGTAGCCGACTGCTCAGCGACATCGTCCAAAGCTTTCTGTATCTCTGATGCTTTGGATCTGGCGGTGGAGAGTTTCTCCGATCGAAGGTCTGCGTTAATATCTTGGGAACATGTGGGGCATGTAACATTTTCCTCGTAAAACTTCGAGTCCTTGACAAGCTGTTTGATTTTTTGATTAAACTCCGCTCCGTAGTGGAGGAGCGTCTGCTTCTTATCGTTGTTCTTTTTGAGACCTTCTTCAAGCCCCTCGGAGAGCTTTTCGATTTCATCCGATGTAGTGGCATTCTCTTGCTGTAGGTTTGTAATTGAGTCCTCGGCAAGGAAGATTTCGTTTTCTTTTTCTTCAATCTGGTCATCGCTTAATGCTTGCACCTCCTTTATATACTTGGACTGCAGCTCTATCTTTTCCTTCTTCAGTTCCAAGTCATAGTCTAATTGACGAAGTTCCTCTTTTATTAATGAATTCTTTTCCTTTAAGATCTGATTCATTTTAGAGAATATATTAATGTCCAGAAGATCCTCGATAACATCCCGGCGGTGTTGTGCAGGGAGCTGCATGAAAGGAACAAAGGAGGATGATCCGAGCACAACAATCTGGTGAAAGCTTTTATGGTTTAGCTTTAGAATGTTTTGTTCGAGGATCCTCTGGTACTCTTTAGCATGTGACGACTGATTCAGAAGCTGGTCATCTTTCCATATCTCGAACTTCTGTGGCTTAATACCACGAACGACTTTATATCTAGATCCAGCAACATCGAATCTTACTTCGACCATGCAATCTTTATTATTAATAGTATTAACAAGCTGTGGCTTATTAATGTTACGGTGCGGTTTACCAAACAATGCGAATGCAAGAGCATCCAACATAGTTGACTTACCAGCGCCATTATGACCAACTACTAGTGTGGTCTTAAACTTATCGAAATCAATTTCAGTCCAATTATTACCCGTAGACAGAAAGTTACGGAAACGGATATTTCTAAATATAATCATGCAATTTCCAGAGACTGTGCCTCAATCATCAAGTTGTTCATATCAGTTTTAATACGATCTTTATCCAGCTCCGTATCTACGGTATCGACATAGCTATTCATAAGCGATGATGTATCCTCGAGAGATATGCTTTCATCCTCAATATTACTACCGATAAACTCGCTAAACGTTTCTTGGATCTTAAGTTCGTGAATCTTTACATTCTGTATTCTATCAACAAATCGGTCGAATGTAAACTGATTTTCTTTATTTTCTACAACTATTTTTACAAACTTACCCTCAAGCTGCTTTACATCATAATCTAGATAATCATAATTAGAGTCGTCATAGCGGATGCGATGGAACAGAGTATGAGGATTGCGGACAGGAGTGAGAGTTCGTGTCTCCGTATCCAAGATATGAAAGAATTTTTTATCATGTGCATCGCTCCAAAAGAATTCTAGTTGTGAGCCAAGATATGTAATATTATCTCGTTGGGACCTACAGTGGAAGTGTCCTGATAGTACCATTTCAAATCGTTTGAATAGATCCGGATTCATACCGTGCTTATTCTCTAACCCCCGCATCATTTCGAAGCCAGTAAGCTCTAAGTGACCGCCAAGAATATCCGCTTTACAATT